ACCCACCCCTCCCCGCTCCATTTATCAACGCATGTGAGCCCTTGCGCTCTACCCTGGGCCTTGCTGATCTGCCAGCATGGGGTGCATTTGGCTTGGGAGGTTCAGATGGACGAGAGTGAAGAATGGGAGATGGCCGAGTGCATCGCGAGTTTGACTGCTGATTTGGATGCATTGGAAGCCGCGTTGTTTGGCTACCGCTGGCCGTTGGCGCACGATTCAAATTGCGTGCAGATCACGCGTGTGGTGCATCCAGAGCTTTCTCAAAGCCTTCAGCCGTGTTTGGCATGTTTGCAGGCAGAGTTGCTCTTGACTCGGTTTCCGGTCGAAATGCAGAATGACTTGTCATAGGCATTCGCGGGCCGGAGCCGGAGGTGAGGACGGCGAATGCCGCGCGTCACAGGAGCACGCGAGCGAGCCGGAGTCGAGCGTGCGACGTAGCGTACGTAACGATTTCCGAAGAAAATTGCAAGTGCGGGCAGATCGGCCCGCAAAAAGAGTAGAATTGGCGGGGACATAGTGTTTCCGGCTAGAAGCAAGGAGGGCGATAATGCCTGCAATGAACTTCAAGACTGTGGTGTTGTACAACGAGCGGAAGATCCGTCCTCAGACGCTGGAGGCGATTCGGAATGCTTCGGATGGGGAGATGATTCCGGTAGACATCAGCGAGATGGCATCGTTTATGCCTTTGGTGATTCACCAGCCTGATCTGGAGAAGGCTCAGAAGAAGCAGTTGAAGGCGAACGAGGGGTGAGGTTGGGTCGCAAGCAGGAGATTTTTAGTCGCTGCCTGGCCCAATTGTTGGTTTTTGCCCATTCGCGTGGTTATGAGGTGCGGATGGGTGAGGTTGAGCGGAGTGAAGAGGAGGCAGCTCGGAAGGGATTTGCGAATTCCAATCACACTCGGCGTTTAGCTGCGGATTTGCACTTGTTTCGGGACGGTCAGTACTTGTCTCAGACAGCGGATCACGCTGAGTTGGGGGCATTTTGGGAGTCTTTGACGGGTGAATGGGAGAACGAGCAAGTGATTTGCGTTTGGGGAGGTCATTTCCGGGACGGGAATCACTATTCCATTGAGCACGAGGGAGTGAAATGAGTTTTGAGGACGACTTGCTTCGTCTAAGCCTTGAAGAAGCGGTTGATTTGAAGTTTCAGATGGGCCGTGCGTTGCACGGATCGGAATGGCAGGGCAAGCGACCCATTTTGGAGTGTCACGAGGAGTTATTGGACGCATTGGCGTATCTTCGTGAAGAACTTCTGGGCCGCACGCAGGCGTTTGACGGTGGCAAGTTGGACGAGGGCGTGTTGGCAGAGGTTTACAAGACGGTGTTCAATGCGGCGCACGGCGTTCGTGGTTTGATTGAGTCGAGCGGAGCTTGGCCGAGGGGGCAGGATGGGCCACAAAAGCGCGTTGAAGAAAGTGGGGGCTAAGGGCCTCGTTAAACCGATGAGCAAGTCAGAGATTGACCAGTCGTTTGCGGACGGCCAGGTCATGGAGCTCGCGCAATTAGCTCAGCAGCACACGGGGTCAGCGATTGAGACTTTGGTGGGTGTAATGGGCGATTTGGATGCTCCGGCTAATTCGCGGGTAAGTGCTGCGACGCGGATTTTGGAGTTTGCTCACGGCAAGGCAGCGCAGTCAGTCAATCAGCAGCAAGAGTCGGGTGGTTTGACCATCAACATTTTGCGTTTGTCTGATGGCGACGATCACAAAGAGGTTTTGGACGCCATGTCGGTAGCTAGGGAGATGCTGGAGGCCGGCAAGGCTTAGGGTATGCTGGGGGTGCCCTGCACGGCAGGGAGAAGGGGGTTTCTATGCCTGGATACAAGCACATGGGCAAGGCGGACGTTCGCGGCGTGAGCGCGGGTCGGATTGACCAGGGCGCGGTGCCGACGCCGGCTCGACACGAGCAGGCTGAGGAGAACACGATGCCGGGTCTTCCCAAGCCGATGGACAAGGCTCCGAAGCAGTACACGGCGAACGAGTCCGTGCCTTCAATGGACCGATGCACGCCGGGCGCACCGGACATGGAGAACCCTGGCTCTTACGCCAAGCGATTCATGTGAGCGAAGAGATCACGCTTCCGCACAATTGGACCCCTCGTGATTATCAGCGTCCTCTTTGGGATGCGTTAGAGGGTGGTTGCAAGCGTGCGGTAGCGGTTTGGCATCGTCGAGCCGGCAAGGACATGACCGCGCTGCATTGGACAGCGTGTCAGGCATTCGTGCGTCCAGGCATCTATTGGCATTTGTTTCCGACGTTTGCTCAGGGCCGAAAAGCGATTTGGGAAGGCCGTGACAATCAGGGTCATGGCTTTCTAGAAGCTTTTCCAGAGGGCAGTTGGTATCGGAAGCGCGATGACGAGATGTCGTTGTGGCTTCACGGCGGGTCGATTTATCAGGTGATCGGCTGCGACCAGATCGACCGTCTTGTGGGTGCAAACCCGGTCGGATGCGTGTTCAGCGAGTATGCGCTTCAGAACCCAGCAGCCTGGCAGTTGATCCGTCCGATTCTCGCAGCCAACGACGGCTGGGCCATTTTCGCGTACACGCCACGAGGCCGGAATCATGGGTACAAGCTGGCGCAGCTTGCAGAGGAAGATCCTAATTGGTTTTACCAGCGTTTGACGGTGGAAGACACTAGCGTCGTCGATGCTGACGTTCTTGAGGGCGAGCGGCGCGAGATGCCGAAGGAGTTGTACGAGCAGGAGTATTATTGCTCGTTTGACGCTCCGTTGGTCGGGTCGTATTACGGGGAATTGCTTTCAGAAGCTTCCCAGCAGGGTCGGATCGGGAAGGTTCCGTGGGAGCCTCAAAAGCCTGTGATTACAGGTTGGGATCTGGGTATGTCTGATTCGACGGCAATTTGGTTTGCCCAGCGCGTCGGTCGCGAGATTCGGCTGATTGATTATTACGAGGCGTCCGGCGAAGGGCTTGAGCATTACGCCAAGGTGATTCGGGACAAACCTTACGTTTACGAAGAGCATCTGGTGCCGCACGATGCTTCGGTGCGGGAGCTCGGTACGGGCCGCAGTCGTTTTGAGGTGGCGATGAGTTTGGGTCTGCGTTTGCGGATTACGCCTCGTCTTAGCCTTGAGGATGGAATTCAGGCGACTCGGTTAATGCTCAGGAACATTTGGATCGACGAGAAGGGTTGCGGTCGCGGCCTCCAAGCTTTGCGCGAGTACATCAAAGCTCCGATTGAGAACGAACGAGGGCCAAGTGGGGAGGTTCTGTATCGGGATCGCCCCAAGCACAATTGGGCGTCTCACGGGGCCGACGCTTTGCGTACCTTGGCCGTTGGGATGCGGGCAGAATCGTCTGGGGAATTGCAACAGCCAGATACGCGGTACATTGTATGAGCGCGGCGCTGTTCAATGCCATTTCAAAGCTTGAAGGGCGCGTTGACGAGCTGACGCGAGAGTTAGAAAGAGCGAAGGTGAGAATTGCTCGGTCGGAGGCTGAGATTGAGCGTTTAAGGACTGCCAAGCGGCCTGATCGGGTTCCGATCAAGGCTCCCCCGAAGCCGAAAATACTTCGGGATTTGGAAAAGTCTTTAGGAAAGGTCTAGCGATGGCGTCTGAAATCACAGAGCGGGACATCGCCATGGCAATGCGTCGCGGAGTTGGGCTGGCGTCAAATCCTGAGATGGCGGACGGGATTGTTGCGGAACGGCCTCGGTTTGGCGGTCAAGAGATGAAGCCGCTGAGTGTAGACGAAGTCAAAGGCATTCTCAGCCGTGAGATTCAGGATGCGTTGGCTGGAGTCGGCAGCGACATCTCTCGCGAGCAGCAGCGGGCGCTTGATTACTATTACGGTCGGCCTCTAGGCAATGAACAGCGGGACCGTAGCCAGGTCGTCTTGATGGACGTTTTGGAAGTGGTCGAGTGGGCCATGCCTTCGCTGATGAGGATGTTCACCGGGTCGAGCAAGATTGTCGAATACAAGGCAAAACGGCCCGAAGACCAGAAGAAGGCAGAGCTGGCGACTGCGTACATCAACCACATTTTTGTGCATGAGATGGACGGGTTTCAGGTTCTGTACGACTGGTTCAAAACGGCGCTTCTGGAGAAGAACTCGGTCGTCAAGGTTTACTACGAGGATCGCAAGATCCCGATGGTCGAGCGTTACTCTGGGCTGACTTACGAAGAGTTGGCGATGGTGCTGGACCGCGAGAACGTGGTCCCGATTGCGGTCGAAGAGAAGCCTGTTGTGATGCGCGATGTCGATACCGGCGTGAACGGTGAGATGTCTCTCTACGACGTAGAGTTGCAAATCTTCAAAGAAGACAAGCGCATCAAAGTTGACGCGATCCCCCCGGAAGAGTTTCTCATTGCCCGCCGCGCAGCCAAGCTGAACGACGAAACTCCGTTTAGCGCACAGCGCAAAAAGGTGATGATCAGCGATTTGGTCGCGCAGGGTTATCCGGCGGACGTGTTGTCTTCTCTGCCTGTAGATGACGGGCCGGAGTTTGACGTAAACCGGCAGGCTCGTCGTTACCCTGAAGAGTCGTATCCGTCGTCGGGTAGCCAGCGAACGGATGTGGCCTCAAGAGAGATTTGGACGACTGAGGCTTACGCGCGAATTGATGAAGACGGCGATGGCTACTCTGAGCTTCGCAAGTTCTTGGTAGTCGGAGATTCGTCCGTTTACATCATTGACGACGAGCAAGTTAACGTAAACCCGTTCTGCTCTATTACGCCGATTCCGATGCCTCACAAGTTCTATGGTCAAAGCCTGGCTGATCTTGTGACGGATCTTCAGGTAATCCGATCAACGATCCTGCGGCAGATGCTAGATCACCTGTACCTTGCCAATAACCCGCGAATGGCGATTACTGAGGGGATGGTTGAGGTAGACGATCTTTTGACGGTGCGTCCCGGCGGTTTGGTTCGTCAGCGAGGACCGGGTTCAATTGAGCCTTTGATTACTCAGGATCTTCCTCGGGATACGTTCCCTGTTTTGCAGTATTTGGAGCAGGTCCGCAGCAACCGAACGGGCGTAATGGCTCATGGGCAGGATTTGGACGCGGGAATGCTGTCGAATACGACGGCTGCGGCAGTTGCAAGTCTTGAGGGCGCAAAGCAGCAGAAGATTGAGCTGATTGCCAGGATTTTTGCCAGTACGGGTCTGAAACAGCTTTTTTCCAAAATCTTCCAGATCATGGCAACGTGCGACACGAAGCAGCACCAAGTGCGTGTTTCTGGTGAGTGGATGGAAATTGATCCGTCTACTTGGGATTTTGAGTGCGACGTAGAAGTTGAGGTTGGTTTTGGGGCCGGTCGGGCCGGCGAGCAGGCTCAGGCGTTGAACGCTTTGATGCAGGTGCAGGCTCAAATGATCCAGCAGGGCGGGATGAATTATCTTGTCACTCCCAAAAACATCTACAACGCGGCGACTCGGATGGCAGAAGCGGTTGGCTACACCAACCCGGATTTGTTCTTCCAAGATCCCGATGGCGCGCAGCCTCCTGAGCCGGAACCGAATCTGGAGATGGAAAAGCTGAAGCTGGAATCGCAAAAGATTCAGGCTCAGAACGAATTGAATTCTGGTGAAATTCAGCTCAAGGCGATGAAGGAAAAAAACATCGTCAACCATCGCGCAGAAGAGTTGGCGATGCGCGAGCGCGTTGATATGGAAAAGATCGAAAGCCAAGAGCGTGTGGCTAGATCCGCCCACGAGGCGCAAGTGATTTCTGCAACAATCGGGGCAAAATCTCGGATGGAAGCTGACGAGGATAACGACTCCGAAGCTGAAAATGAGGACGAATGAGCGACGAGGACGAAATCCGAGCGGCCCGGCAAGCTAGCGAAATCCTTGAGAATCCGGCGGTGGTCAAGGCTTTTGCAGAGATTGAAGAGCATTATTTTCAGGTGTGGAAAAACTCAACGCCGTCTCAGTACGAACTCCGAGAAGAGGCATACGGCCAACTGTTTGCTTTGGCTCAATTTCAGAGGCAGTTGCAAACTTTCTTGGGACGCGGCAAGATTCTTTCGGCTGTGAATCACAACTAGACGAGCTGAGAATGACGCATATTGTCACAAAGTCAGATCAGCACTCCTGCGCCTGAGATTGCAAACCAGTTTGATGCCTACCTGAGAGCCGAAGGCTTGATTGGTGAGGCTCCTGGCAATCCTGTTCCTTTGGAAGAAGATTCTGAAGAGGAACAGATTCCTTTGGCCGCAGAAGCTGAATCCGCCGAAGAGTCTTCCGAAGGCGAAGCCGCAGAAGTTGTTCAGGATTCCGAAAGCGAAGACGCTGACGCAATTGAAACGCTTTCGGATCTGGCGAGTGCGTTTGAAGTTGATGAGACAGAGTTTCTAGATCACGTTCAAGTGCCCAACCGTGAGGGTAATGGCACGGTTAGCTTGTCTGAGGTGATCAACGCGTACATGGCGCAGCCTGAGCAAGACAATCAGGCGCGTGAAAAGTACAACACCTTGAGCCGTGATCTTCAAGCGGATTACGACGCGCGGATTGCAGAGCAGCAGAAGCTGACCGCGTCTTTGATCGCTCAGGTGCAGGCTGAGCCCAATATTGATTGGGACATGCTGCGCGAAACCGATCCTGGTCGGTATTTGAAAGAGCGTGAAACGCGTGACGCACGTCGCGCTGACATTCAGCGCAGTCTCGACATGATGGATGCTGAGATGAAACGCCGCGACGAGGAAGCGGCGGCTCAGCATGTTGAATGGCAAAAAGAGCAAGTCGAAACGCTTTATACGCTTCGGCCCGATTGGAAAGAGCCCGAAACCGGACGGGCCGCAATGACCGAAGTAACCGAATACCTACAGAAAAACGGTTTTTCGGACGAGCAAATCAACGCGCTAGAAGATGCGCGATCCATTTTGACCGTTTGGCGGGCTGCCCAATGGGAAAGGCTCCAGGCGCAAAAGCCTGAAGTCAAAAAACGCCTTCGCCTTCTGCCTCGCACGTTGCGACCAGGGGCGCGGGACGACGCAGCAACGCTATCGGCACAACAGCAAGAAGTGGAGCGCCAGCAGGCTCTTCGCGGACGGTTGAACGAGACAGGCTCGGTCGATGACGCGGCTGCATTGATCAGAGGACTTCTCTAATGGCATTGCCCACGAATACTTACGAAGTCGTAGATACGGTCGGAGCTAGAGAGGATCTCTCTGACATCATCTACAACATGTCTCCCACCGAGACGCCGTTTCTGACGATGGCAAGTCGCGGCACGGCTCGTGCGATCAAGCACGAGTGGCAGGTTGATCAGCTTGCCTCTGCGGCGAGCAACGCTCAGATCGAAGGTGACGACCCGACGATCCTGGCATCGACTCCGACTGTCCGTGTCAGCAATCAATGCCAGATCAGCTCCAAGACGATTGCCGTCACCGGTACGCTGGAGGAGATCGACAAGGCGGGCCGAGACAGTGAGCTCAGCTACCAGCTTGCCAAGCGCAGCAAGGAGTTGAAGCGCGACATTGAGTACGCTTGTGTCGGTCTGAACAACACGGCGGTGGCGCGAACCAACGACGGTGCTGCTGCCGGCGAAGCCGCTTCGGTTTCGGCGTTTTTCGACGACAACCTGGCGAACACCGGAACGCTTGATGGGGTTCACGAAAGTCGAGGTGCTGGCGGAACTTCGACAGGTTGGAGTGGATCGGTTTTTACCGCAGCCGTTGACGGTACTCAGCGTCCCCTTCTTGAGAGCGATCTCAAGTCGGTGATTCAGGGTGCTTGGACGAACGGCGGTGATCCGTCGATCATCATGGCGGGTCCGTTCAACAAGACCGTGATCTCGTCGTTTACCGGCAACAGCACGCGAATGGATGTCGGCGAGGACAAGCGCCTTGTCGCAGCGATCGACGTGTATGTTTCCGACTTCGGCGACCACCAGGTTGTCCCGAATCGCTTCCAGCGGAGTCGGGATGTGTACTGCTTCACGCCGGAGCTGTGGGAGGTCGCGTATCTGCGAGACTTCCGACAGCACGCGCTGTCGAAGACGGGTGACTCCGAGAAGCGCCAGCTTCTTGCGGAGTGGACGCTGGTCGGCAAGAACCAGTCGGGCAACGGCGTCGTTGCGGATCTGACGACGGCGTAGTGAATTAGGGAAGAGAGGGGTCGGGGTGTCCCCTCTCTTCCTTTTTCAACCGTGAAGTCGGGGCACCGGCAGAACGCGGGGGATCATCATGCGAACTTTGAACGATTACTTCATTCCGGCAGGCAATTTGGATCTTGGCGGCGCGGCGGACACAACGGACATTGTTGTTTGCCCGGATGGCGGTCGAGTGATTGGCTTTTCTGTCAACACGACGGAAGCAATCGACGTAGCCGGCACGGCTGACATTCTGGTCAATGGAGCAGATTCCGGCGTTGACATCGATTTCCCGATTACAGCGGTAGACACGGGCTTTGTTGCGTATCCCGACGCCGAGCTTTTCATCGCAGATCACGATTCGGTGCAACTCCAAAGTAACGATGAGCCCGCCACGGGCATCGTAGACTGCACGCTGATCATTCGGCGCTAGGAGAGATCCAATGGTCATTCAGCCTGGCGGATCGACTGTCGGCGGATCTGCATCGGGCACGAGCTCGGCTGCAATTGCAATCCCGCCGTTGTCAAACACGAACAACCCGCAATGGGTTGTGTTGGTGAATTTTGGAACGAATTCAATGTCGTTTTTGTTTGGGCAGTCAGGCGTAGCCGCTGCCGAAATGACGACCGGCATTGGCGTTCCTGCTGATTCAATGGTGGCTGTTAACGTGGCCGGGAACACTCATTTCAGAGTAATTTCCGACGCGGGGACGCCGGCTTACCAGGTAATTCCGCTTGCCGGAATCCCTTACGGACGCTGATGGACGACATTCTTCGGAAAAAAGGCCCCAGAGGCCAAGTTCTTTCCAACTCTGCAATCACAAGAATTGCAAGCAACGGCCCAGTAGACGTTTTTCACGAAGACAAGTCTGAAGGCAAATCCATCATTGAGACGATTCAGGATGTTGAGCCGATTTTGAAGGCGAACGTCGAGGAATACAAGTCAGGAGATGGATACAGCCAATCAAGAGAGTTGAAGAAGGTGGCTTCAATCCCTTTGGTTGAAGTCCATCGACTGATGCAGCGCGGCATCAACATCTTTGACAAAAATGATTGGCCCAAGATCGCAGCAAAGCTTGATGACCCGGATTGGCTCAAGTACCGGACATCGCCAGGCAAGATTTCACGACGACCCAATCGGGAGTATTTCCGCGCATCAACCAGGAGATAGCAAGTGAGCGCCTTCACCGATTACGACAATCTTCTAGAGGTGATTGGCGATTGGCTGGCTCGTGATGATCTTGCTGCGCGGATTCCAGATTTCGTTTGGCTTGCCGAAAGTGAGTTGCAACGCGATCTGAATCTTCGGCTGAACGACGCAATTGCTACAGGTACGTCTTTGGCTGGGCAGGATTACATCGACCTGCCTGAAGATTACGTTGAAGGTTTTTTTCTTCAATGGGACGACCGCACGCTTTCGCCGGTGACGGTGTCGTCGTTTGACGTAGTCGCGCGTCATCAAAATGGCTACGAGGCGCAATCAAGCGCGTCTGCCGATCCTCGCGTTGGGGCCTTCCACGGCAACCGGGTTTACATCGGCCCGAAGCCAGGAACCCAGAGTTACAAGCTTTACTACAAAGCCGGCACGCAACACCTTGGGCCGGACAACCAGACCAATCAGGTTTTGCGAGATTATCCAGACGCTTTGCTGTATGGGTCGCTGATGCACAGCGCACCGTATCTCGGTGCCGACGAGCGCACCTTGGTGTGGTCGCAGTTGTTTGAGCGAGCCAAGCAGCAAGCGAAGCAGCAAGAGTGGAGGGCTCGTACTGGTCACGGCCCTCTGCGAATGCAGCCTGACATTGCGGTTCGCTGATGAAAGCGTCTCAGAGAGTACTCTTTGGCGAATACTTGCCGGATCTTCCTTCGTCTGGGAATCCAGGGCTGACTATTGCTCTGAACACAATTACCGAACCAATGGGATATGGCGGCATCAATGGTTTAAGTGAAGTTGCCGGCCTGACTGCCATTGAAGACAGAGCCAGAGGGGCAATTTCGGTTATTGACCGATCCGGTAATCCATACAATTTTGTCGGCACAACGGGGAAATTGTATCGGCTTTGGTCAAGCACAGAGGACGTGAGCCGAACAACCGGAGGAGCGTATAACTGTTCTGCGGATGCTCGGTGGGAATTCGTTGCGTTTGGAAACGTAGTCATTGCAGTCAACCCGAATGACGAATCCCAGTATTTTACAACCGGCCAAAGTTTGAATTTTGCCAGATTGGGCAACGCAACATCCAATGCTCCTAGAGCAAGTAGAGCAGGTGTTGTCGGTTCGTTTTTGTTTTTAGGCAACACGTTTGATTCGACTTTTGGTCAAGCCGAAAATGCAATTCATTGGTCCGCAATCGCAGACCCGTTCAACTGGCCTGAGCTCGGGACATCTGCTGCCGTTGCGGTGCAAAGTGATCGTCAGGTTCTTGAAGGAGATGGCGGGGCCGTTCAAGCAATTGCTTCTGGATCAGAAGTAGGAGCGATCTTTCAAGAGCGAGCGATCTGGCGTGCTGATTACGTTGGCGGCGACGTAGTGTTTCAGCTTAATAAAGTTGACCCTCTTCGCGGCCTTTTGATCCCAGGGTTGACTGTTCCTTTTGGCCGTCAAATTTTTTACGTCTCTGAAGACGGTTTTTACTTGTTTGACTACTCATCCAGTTCTCCGATTGGACGAGGCAAAGTAGACAAGACGTTTTTGTCCGATGTGGATTCTGAATACTTTGATCGGGTTTCGGCTATTGCCGATCCAGACAATCAACGAATTTGGATTTCCTACCCAGGCTCAGGAAACACAAACGGGACTCCAAACAAGCTAATCATTTACGATTGGGGTTTGGATCGGTGGAGTCACGGAGAAGTAACTGCTGAGTTGCTTTGCGAGTCTGCTCCAATTGGCCTGACGCTAGACTCTCCTGACACGGTCGATGATCCTGACGCGGTTGATACCGCCGGCTTGCCGTCGTTTGATGCTCGGATTGCGACGTTTGGAGCCCGATCGATTGGGGCATACAACACGTCAAATCGGCTGTGTGATTTTTCTGGTACGGCTTTGGATTCTGTGCTTGAGACGGGTCGCAAAGAGTTTTCGCCAGGTGGTCGCTGCATGGTTTCATCAGCCCGACCAATTATTGAAACGGTCGAGCCGACCATGCAGATTTCGGCCTTGTCGAAAGCCGCTCAGGTAGGAGCGTTTTCTCGGCCCAGAAGCACAGACGACACAGGCAAAGTCCCGTTCCGCAGCGATGGTCGGTATCACGTTTTTAGGGTCAACCTAGACGGCGGTTTTACGAACGCAATCGGAATGGATGTTGAGTTTCAGAGGAGTGCTACTAGGTGAGTTACGAGTCGCCGAATCGCAATCAATCTGCTCCTGAGTTCTGGCATGAGGCCAAAGAACACACGCGCAAGATTGCTCAAGCAGTCAACGGAATCTTGGACGGCAAGACCAACAATTCGTTCAAGGTCACGCTTGAGGCCGGAGAAACGTCTACTACGGTGCAGTTTCCACCTGCAAAGGAAGGTGCGTCTGCAATGTTTTTCCCGCAGAGCGACCAGGCTGCTCAGTTGGCTCGTGACACCAACGTGTTTGCAACGGTAGGAAACGGAACAATCACTATCACGCACGGCTCAGCTTCTGGTGGGGAGGTATTCAGTCTTGTCATCGTCGGCTGAATTAATTGGCATCCCGCGCGAGCTGGTTGAAGAGATTTGGCCTGTTGCTGCTCCGTTGTTGGAAAAAGGCGTAAAGCAGACGCGGAAAGTGACGCTGGAAAGTTTGCAGAAGTCTGCTGCTGAGGGATTGGTGCAGCTTTGGCTTGCTTACAATCCAGAAAGCAAAGAAATCCTTGCAGCGTGTGCGACGGATCTGTTCGTTTACGAGTCTGGGTACAAAACAGCAAGGGTTCTGGTTCTTGGTGGTTTTGATGTCAACCGCTGGTCAGAATGTATCGCTACGATTGAAGAATGGGCCGTTGCTGAAGACTGCGATGCAGTAGAAATTGCTGGCCGAAAAGGTTGGGCTCGGATTTATCCCGATTACGCGCCGGCTGAGTATTGGCTTCAGAAGGAGATTAGATAATGGCAAGTGGTCAAGGTTCATCCTCATCTTCTTCTACGCAGCCGTGGAAATCTCAGGCTCCGTACCTCAAGGAGATCTACCAGCAGGCGCAGGGGTTGTTCAATCAGCCTCAGTACCAATACGGTCCTGGCCGCGTTGCCGGCATGGACCCGTCGTTGACTTCGGCTTTGAACCAAGTCGATTCAATCTACGGCAGAGGCTTGCCTGGGATACAGCAGGCTCAGGCTTTGAATCAGCAAACGATGCGTGGCGATTTTCTCTCGCCTGAAACCAATCCGTACGTTCAAGGAACGTACGACGCGGCAGCTCGGAACGTGACTCGGTCTTTTCAAGAAGCCGTCATGCCTTCGCTCAATACCCGATTTGCTCAGGGCCGAACGCAGCAGGATGTCGCCGGCAACGCGCAGACCGCAGCAATGGGTCGAGCTCAAAGCGAACTTGGCGCCACGTTGGGAGATTTGGCTTCCAACATTTACGGTCAGAATTACGCTGCTGAGCGCAATCGCCAGATGACCGGAATGCAATATGCACCGACGCTTGCTCAGAGTCAGTACATTGGCACCAACGAGGTTCAGTCTGCTGCTCAGGTCAGGCAAGATTTTGCACAGCGTGCGCTTGACGATCTCATTGCTCGGTTCCAGTTCAATCAATACGCGCCTGCTGAAAAGCTTGCTGAATACAGCGGCTTCATCGGAGCTCCGGTTTCAACAAGCCGCAGCAGTTCGGTCAGCGCAGGCATTGGAATTCTTTAGAGGGCGTCAAGATGACGGGAATGCTTGGTAAAATTCTTGGCGCAAAAGCATTTGCCGGAGGATTGTCGCAAGATGCTGGCGGGATGCCCGGCAACGTCATGCAGGCAATTGGCAATCAAATGGGTATGAACCCAGAGTACACAGCTTCTCTTAGAGAGCTTGCAGACAACCGAAATACGCCTTGGGTTCACGAGCGGCAACAGGCTCAAATGCAGCAGCCGATGCCGATGCAGCAACAAGAACCGGCGTATGGTTATCGCCCGATGGGCCAAGGCCGGGCTCCGATGCAGATGGCGCGTCAGTCAGGCGTTAAGAATTTGGTGGCGCAGCGTTTTGGGGCGGGTTCGCCTATTACGCAATACATCGGTTCTTTCCAGTACGGAACGCCGCCGGGTGGTATTACGATCCCCGGCAATCCCAACAACATAGACGGCGTGCGGGCTGTCATGGACGTGACTCCGGGCGAAACAGTCACGGTCACTCCGAACAACTACAACTACATCAATCCGATGTTGAATCAGGGATACGTCGATCCTGCTACGCGAAACCGAGGAATGGTTTATACCGAAAGCGGAGCGCAACCTGCCCCCGGCCTTCCTATCCGCGGTACAGATTTGATGAGGCTTCGACGGCCTGAAGCGACAACAACCGACAAGGTATTTGGCTATCTCGGGTCAATTGCTGGCCGGTTTCAAGGTGCGCCGCCTGGTGAACGAATTGATCGTGCGGTTTCGTTCAGAGAGCAGCGACAAATTCAAGACGAATTGGACCGCTTCAACGAACAACTTGAACGTGAGCGCCGCATTCCTAACCGCGTTGAGCAAGTGGTTATGGATCAATACCGAGAAAAGCTCGGTCAGAATGCCTTGTTTGAAAAGCTTGGAACA